CGGGGTGGGGGTTGGCGGTGGAGGCGGCCCGTCGCGAGGACGTGGAGTTGATGGAGCCGGGGACGGCTTTGCCGGCGGAAGCGATGGTGGTGTACCCGGAGACGATGGGCGGCAACGTGCTTGAGGCGCGGCGGGTGATCCGCTGGTACGGGAACAAGCCGGAAGCGCTGAAGTCGTGCGAGACCGGGGCGGGAGAGTTCATCCTGGCGCAGTCGCGGGTGGTGTATCCGGGGGCGCAGCATGTGTGTTTCTTCGCGTGGCGGGATCCGGCGTTTCACGACGGCGGAACGGCGCCGGCGATTTCGCGACCGCTGGACGTGACGTACAACGGGAAGGGGAATCTGTACGGGGAGACGCGGCGGGTTGCAGGGACGCTTCGGATTACGCGGTCGTGGCCGGGGACCAAGGAAGAGCTGGCGATGGTCCTGCGGACATGCCGGTTCTTCTTCACGGCGGATGCCTGGAGCGCGATCAACGCGGAGGCGCTGTGCTGCGGGGCGATTCCGGTGTTCATCCACCCGGGGCCGTGGACGGACGCGGAGGTGGACGGGAGCGAAGTCGGGCGGTTGCCGCGGCTCGTTCCGGGCGCGGAGTTGACGGAGGCGGGGTTCGCGGCGTTCGAGACGGAGCGGCGTGCGTTCGTCGCCCGGCTGGACGCGGTGACGGCCGGCTGGCACGACTCGGTGCGGGCGATGCTTGTGGCGGCGGACGCGCACTTCGCGGAGATGGGTGCGTGACGGCCGTCCCGGACGCGACATGGCGGGAGTTGGCGGCGCTGGTGGCCGATGCGCCGCCGATGTTCGCGGACGGGAACTTCCCGCAGCAGGCGGCGTTCGTGGAGGACGACGAGCCGGAGGCGATTGCGCTGCTGTGCACGCGGCGTGCGGGCAAGAGTACGGGAATTGTGCGACGGATTCTGCGGGACGGTTGGGGGCATCCCCGGGCGAACTACCTGTACGCGGGGATCACGCTGGAGAGCGCGCGGCTCAGCGTGTGGCGGGATGTCTTCACGGAGTTGAACGAGTCGATGCAGTTGGGCCTGAAGCCCAACGAGACACACAACACGTGGACGTTTCCGAACGGGGCGATGGTGTACGTGGTGGGGATGGACAAGCCGGAGCAGATCCGCAAGGCGCGCGGGGGGAAGTTCCGGGGCATCGTGGCGGACGAGGCGCAGGACTGGGGGCCGGCGACGCTTCTGGACTTCGTGGTGCGGGTGGCGATGCCGGCGCTGACGGACCAGCGCGGGTGGCTCGTGATGGCGGGAACGCCCGGCCCGGTCCCCAAGGGGGTGTTCTACGATCTGACGGGGGATCTGGACCCGGCGCTGGCGCCGGTGGGGTGGAAGGACCACAAGGGAACGGCGGTGCGGTGGCGGCTGCGCGGTTGGAACACGCACATGAACCCGGGGATGCGGCTGGAGATCGCGCGCAAGCTGGCGGCGATGATTGCCGTGAACCCGCGGATCGTGGAGACCCCCGACTACAAGCGGGAGCGCCTCGGGCTGTGGGAGCGCGGCGAGCAGAACATCGTCTACCGTTACGAGCGCAACCGCAACGACATGGAGGGAGCGCTGCCGGTGTTCGAGGATAGGCGCGGAAGCTGGCACCGGGTTCTTGGAGTGGATCTCGGGTGGGAGGACGCCACGGCGTTCGTGGTGGTGGCGTACCACGACTTCGACCGGGTGCTGTACGTGGAGCGGGCGGAGAAGGAGTCGCATCTGGACATCACCGCGACCGCCGACCGGATCCGGCATCTGCGGGCGCAGTACGATTTCGACTCGCTCGTCATCGACGGAGCGAACAAGCAAGCCGTCGAGGAGATGCGGCGCCGGCACTCGCTTCCGCTGACGGCGGCCGACAAGCGGGACAAGGCCGAGTTCATCGACATGATGAACGCCGAGTTCATCGGCGGGAACATCCGGCTCGTCTCCGGGTGCGACGCCCTGTGCAAGGAGTACGGGGGGCTCGTCTGGGACCCGCGCAGGCTGGAGGCGGGTAAGCGAGTGGAGCACCCCGCCTGCGAGAACCATTTGTCGGATGCGTGCCTGTATGCCTGGCGGCACTGCTACCAGTACATGGTGGAGCAGCCGCAGAGGGTCGCCCGTCCGGGCGAGCCGGAGTATGAGAAGGAACTGGAGCGAAAGGCGATCGAGCAGGTGGAGGCGCAGCTCCGGCGGGAGCGGCCCGAAGAGGGGGCCGACCCGTTGGAGCGGGTGCTGTCGATGGAGCAGCCGGAGGCCGCATGGATGCCGTGGTGACGAAGGAGCGAACGTGCGAGGTTGTGCAGGGGGAATACGCGGAGGTCTGCCGGCAGATCGGGGATCGCTGTTACCGGCGCTGGGTCCTGAAGCAGGAGATCGCGGGGCTCTGCAAGGTGGCGATGGAGTTGAACCGGGAGGCGACGGCGCTGGCGGTCCCGGAGCCCGACGGGAAGCGGCCATGATCGCCGGCCTGAAGGTGTGCAGCGTTACCTGCACGAGCAACCGCGCCGCCATCATCGGGGACGCCATCAAGAGCGCCATCGATCTGGTGGACGGCTGCTGCATCCTTGACCTCGGGATGGACGACGCCGCGCGGGCGGCTGTTCACGCTGTCGCGGACCCCGCGGGGAAGCCCGTTCACGAGAAGCGCTTCGAGTGGGCCGACGACATGGGGGCGGCGCGCGACGCGGCGCTCGCGTTCGCGCACGAGGCCGGGTACGGCGTGGCCCTCGTTCTGGACACCGATGAGCGGATCGAGGTACGGGGCGAGAACCTGGAAGAAGCGTTGGCGCTCGCGCACGAGGGAGTGCGGACCTGGCTCGCGCCGGACCTCGACAACGGCTATTCGAAGCCGCGCTTCATCCGGCTTCCGGCGTCGCAGGAGCACGAGAGCGCCGCTGGTTGTCACGAGCTGTACCCGCTGGTCCCCGGGGAGCTGGCCCTGCTGGGGCGGCTCGGGTTCAGGGAACTACCCAAGACGATGGAGCAGTGCCGGACGCTCGCCGCCTACGTGGTGGAGCGCATGACGCGGGCGCTCTCCGGCGACGTGGCGCCGCTCATGCGCGTGAAGTGGTTCCTCCTGCGCGGTCTGGCGCGGCGCACCGTTGGCGACGCGGACGGGGCGCTCGCCGACATGAAGGAGGCCATGAAGGGACCGTGCGCCATGACGGCCGCGAGTGCGGCGTGGCTGGCGGCGGAGTTCTGCATCCATCTGGAGCGGTATCCGGATGCGCTGCGGTTCTGTGTGCGCGGGATGATGCGGTTGCCGGAACTGCCGGAACTGGCCCTGTACGCGGCCATCGCGAGCCTGAACATGAACAACCCCGCGGGCGCCGTTGCCTGGGCGCGGCTCGCCATCGTGCACGGCCGGTTCCGCGGAGCCTCCGTCCTCATTCCGCGCACCGGGTTCGTGGACCTGCGGGCGATGTGGGAGGGCCCGTTTCTGGTGCTGGAGAAGGCGTTCTGCCTGATGGAAATGCCCGAAGAGGCGGCGCAGGCGACCGCCGACGCCGCGGCGGCGAAGGCCGCAAGGGAGGCCGCATGACCGCGACCGCAACGATTGCGGCGCCTTCTGTGGCAGGGCGGACGACAACCGTCGGCGGTCCGAGCGTGCTGATCCGGTACATGGAACTCGCGGACGAGCCGTTCGTCTTCCGGACGTGGCTCGAAACTTTCCGCAAGGACAGTCTGATGGCACTGCCCACGTGGCAGCGTCACGAGTGGATGGACCGGCGGGTGTTCTTCGCCTGGCAGCACGCGGTCGTGGACCGGCTCTTGCGTGGGCCTCCGGGCGGAGTCGTCCGGATCGCGTGCGATCCCGCGGCCCCGGACACGATTCTCGGGTGGAGCGTGTCGGGACTGGCGCCGGAGAAGCCCGGCGGCCAACCGACGGTGCCGGTCCTGCACTACTGCTACGTGCGCGAGCCGTGGCGTAAGGCCGGAATCGCCCGGATGTTGTGCCGCGACGTGGTGGATGCGCCGCTGTGGTACTGTACGCACCGGACGTTTTTTGTCGAGCCGATTCTGGACCGGCTGACGGGATGGAGATGGGTGCCGTGGGCGATCTGAACGAGCGGGACGAACAGGAAGAACCGGAAGAGTCGCTGTTCGCGTGCGAAGCAGCAGCGGTGCGCCTCCGGTATGTCGGGCGCCTGCCGGCTGGCGAGAGGAAAGAACTCCTGCTCTATCAGATCGAGATGGCGGCAAGAAAAGCGCGCCGCCCGCGGTCACGAGCCGATGATTTTCTGCACCTGCTCGCCGGCCTCCGGGTGCTTCTGCGGGCACGTATCCGCGGGCGCCGGCCGACCGAGCTGGAACGCGAACTTGCGGCGGACGCACGACTCACGCTCTTGGGATTGAGGTAGAGATGGCAGCCGAAAAGACCGACAGGCAGGAGAGCCCGACGATGCTGGTCCTCGAACCGGAAGGCTCCGTCCGGGTCGGGGCGGAGCCGAGGCTGACCCTCACGGTCGGGACCGACGTGGCGACCATCGAGCGTCGCTGGGGCGGGTTTCTCGTGACGGCGTTGCCCGGGAAGGGGAAGGCGCTCTCGCACAACAAGACGACGCTCTACATCCCGGATGGCGTCGTGCGATGCGCCGGATGGTGAAGCCGTCAACCACCCCGCGCTAAAGCGCGTGGAGGTTCCATGACCCTGCCCGAACTGCTCGTCGTCGCCGCCGCGAACCCGCGCCTGCGGGCCGTGACGTTCGACAACACCGCGGCCTCCGGCAACGTCGTGCTATCCGCCGTGTTCTTCCCGGATCGCTCCACCGCCGTCCTGTCGGATGACGGTAGCGCATCCGAATTGCCGTCTCTGACGTGCTGCTGCGAGCACGACCTGTTGTCCGAGCACCACCCGCAGACCGGGGCCTGCTTCTTCGGTTGCACCAACTGCGGGCAGCCGAACGTCGCACCGGAGAAATCACCCGCCGCCTGAAATCACCCGCCGCCACCCGTGAACCGGGAGTCGGCACATGGCTCGGCCGAAGAGAATAGACCACACCACCATGAAGGTGGATGGCGTTGCCCCGCCCGGCTCCGAGGAGAGCGGCGGGGTGGCCGAAAACCGCTGGTGGACGCAGGACCCCGATGAGGCGGCCGGCACGATCACGTCCATCCTGGGCGTGCTGCGCGAGCACGATGAAGCCAGGCTGAAGCAGTACCGGGCGGCAGCAGCCCTGTGGGGCAACTCGATGCTGTTCGGCGCCGGCGGCCACGTCAGCACCGCCATGATGGACTTCGGTGCGCCTTTGTGCGGATTCAACGTCGTCCAGAGCGTCGGGGCGACGGTGGCGAGCCGCATCGCCAAGAACAAGCCCCGAGCCATGTACGTGACGACCGGCGGGGACTACGCCGAGAAGCGCCGCGCCCAGAAGCTCAACCGATACACGGATGGCATCTGCTACGAGGTAGATGCCCACGAGAAGGAAGTCCGGGCCTTCATCGACGCCTATGTGCTCGGGGACGGCTTTCTGCACTTCCACGAACGAGGCGGCCGAATCGCGTGGACGCGCGTGCCTCCGTTCGAGCTGCACATCGACGAGCTGGAGGGACGGCGCGGCGACCCGCGACAGCTCCACTGGGTCCGGCATGTGGATCGATCCGTTCTGCTGGCGGCCTACCCGGACAAGTTGGACATCATCAAGGAAGCGAGCATGGACCCGGCGGCAGAACCGGCCTGGTCCCACGTGGCTGATCTCGTGACGGTGCGGGAAAGCTGGCACCTGCCCAGCGGCCCGAAGGCGACGGACGGCCGGCGCCTCGTGAGCGTCGAAAACCACGCTCTTTCCGACATGGAGCCGTGGGGGGACGAGTTCTTTCCGTTCGAGCGCATGCGCTGGGAGCCCAGGCTGGAGGGTTGGTGGAGCCAGGGGGCTGCGGAGCAGATCCGCGGCATCCAGATCGAGATCCAGAAGATCGCCCTCGTGATCCAGAAGGCCCTGCACCTGTTCGGCACCCCGAAGGTGTTTCTGGAAAACGGCGCCAAGATCCCGACAGCGCACCTGAACAACGACATCGGAATCGTGATGCGCGGGGAGAAGCCGCCGGTTTACATGAGCCCCCCCGTGGTGCAGGCGGAAATCTACGGGTACTACGAGAGCAAGAAGGGGGAGGCGTTCGCGCAGCTCGGGATGAGCCAGTTCGCAGCGTCCGGCACGCTCCCGCAGGGCATGCAGAACGCGAGCGGGGAAGCGCAGCGCGTCTTCAACGCCATCGAGAGCGACCGTTTCATGCTGCTGGGACAGGAATACGAGCGGTTCCACATGGCATGCGTGCGCCAGAGCGTCGCGCAGGTGCGGCGCATCATTGCGCGCGGCGACAAGTATCCCGTGCGGGTTCCGGGACCGGACGCCCGGCGGCTGGACTGGGACGACGTGAATCTGGACGACAGCGCAGCCATCCTCCAGGCGTTCCCGGTGTCGAGTCTGCCCAACGAGCCCGCCGGCCGGATGCAGACCTTGAACGAGTGGCAGTCGAAGGGATGGGTGAACGCCCGGCAGGCGCGGCGGCTGGGCGATATGCCCGACCTGGAAGCCGCGGATGCGCTCGCGACGGCTGCCGAAACCGCCTGCGAGAAGGTCATGGATGCGATGGTGGACGAAGGGCGCTACACGCCCCCGGATCCGCTGGACGACCTCGATCTGCACCAGACGACGGCGCTGGAGTACTACGAGTTCGGCAAGGCGAACGACCTGGCCGAAGAACGTCTCGATCTGCTGCGCAACTACCTCTCCGACATCCGGGAGTTGAAGAAGCGGGCGCTCCGAGAGGCGATGGATGAGCAGCAGTTGATGGCGAAAGAGCTTGCCGAGAAGAACGCCGGTCCTGCACCGCTACAGCCCCCCGGATCTCCCGAACAGCAAGTGCCGCCCCCGGCGGGATTCCTGCCGCCGTCGGCGCAGCCGCAGATGCAGTAGAAACCGATCCGTCCGGGGCCACCGGACGCCACGAGGGAAACGATGCCGCCCGATGCCGCCCCCGAAACAGCAGTTGCCGAACAGCCGTCCGCCGCCGATGCCGCAATCGAGGCCGCCCGAGAAGCCGCGAAATCCGAACTGCCCCCGGCGCCCCCCGACGAGAAGGAGAAGGAGCCGTCACCCGCGAAGGACGCAAAATCGGAACCGCCCCCGGCGCCCCCGAAGGAAACCGACCGATGGGCGGCGCTTGCTCGACAGCAGGCGGCCATCCGGCGCGAGCGGGATGCGTTCGTGGCCGAAAAGAAGCGCCTGTCCGACGAGCGAGCCGCGTGGGAGACGGAGCGCACGACTTCGCAGAAGCAGAAGGCCGAAGATTCCGAAGGGTACGAGCGCTACCGGCAGGCGCGTGGCACGGTGAAGGAAAACCCTCTGGCGGCGCTGTCGAGCCTCGGAATCGAAACCCCGTACCAGTTGCGCGAGTTCAGCAACCTGATGGCGAGGGCCGTGCTGAGCGGGGGTCTGCCCGACCCGATGGCGCCCGTGCGACTGGCGGAACAGCGGGCCGAAGAGAAGATCGCCGCCTTCCGCAAGGAGCAGGAGGCGCGCGAGGCCGCTGCGAAAGAAGCGGCAGGGAAAGCCGCCGCCGAGGCGACCGAAAAGGAGATCGCGCGCTACGAGGCCGAAGTGCTGCGGCACGTCGAGGGCGCGAAAACGCCCGAAGGAACGTCGCTGTATCGGTACACGCAGCACTTCGAGCGGGCCGACATGGTGCCCGACCTCATGAGGATGCACTTCGAGGAAACCGGCGAGGTGATGCCCGTCGCGGAAGCGGCGCAGAAAGTCGAGGCGTACTGGCGGGCGAAGTACGAGGCGTTGGCCCCCCCGCCGGTCGCGAAACCGAACGGAAAGCCGACCGCGAAGGCGCCGGCCCCGGGACTCGCGGGAATGAGCCCCGCCGCTTCCCCGGGCGCAGGCGCAAATCGCACCGATGCGGAGCGCGAAGCCGCTGCCGATGCCGCCCTGGCTGCGCTGGGGCTCCGTTAGGCCGCAAGGGGGGGCTTGACAAGGGTGCACGACCCCGTGTAGCGTGCCCCTACGGGTCGCCGGACCCGCGTTTTTTCGGAAATCCCCCACAGTCGAAACCATCAGCCGGGCGCCCCGCAGGGGTCGCGCTCATCCGTGAAGTGGCCGCCAGCCCATCGGCTCAACCCACTTTCAGCGCTCCGCCTCCGGGCGTCGAGCGCGCGCGGATGACCGGATGGCTTCCACCCACGATCTCGCCGCTCTCAACGCGGTCGGCAAGGAACTCTACGACGGCCAGAAGATCGCCGAGATGTTTCTGTTCAAGAACCCCGCGCTCGCCCTGATCGAGAAGAAGACCGACACGACGGGCGAGGTCTACCCGATTCCCGTGATCGTGTCGGGCCCGCAGGGAACGAGCAACACGTTCGCCAACGCCCTGGCGAACTCCCACGCTGCCGTCACCCGGCGATTCAACCTGACGCGCGGCAAGGTCCACGGCGTCCAGGTGATCGACCGCGAGACCATGCTGGCCATCCGGGGCAGCAAGGGCGCCTTCAAGGACGCCGTGAAGCTGGCGGTGGACGCGGCGGTCAAGTCGATTCGCAACACCATCAGCGTCCAGTTCTGGGGCACCGGTACCGGCCGACTCGGGCAGTTCGCGTCCGGCGGCATCTCCACGGGCGTCGTGACGCTGGCGGACGCCTCGACCGCGCGCCGATTCGACATCGGGATGAAGTGCACCGTCGGGACCACGGATGGCACCGTGGAGGCGGGCACCGGCGCGGGGTTCGTCATCAAGGTGGACGAAGCCGCCGGCACCGTGACCTTCGCGCAGACGCAGGGCGGGTCGGCCGCGAACCCAACCAACTGGAACGCGGGCAGCTACCCGAAGCACATCATGCTGGACGGCTGCGAGAACGCGGCCATCAAGGGGATTCCGGGCTGGATCCCGGATGCCGCCGTTTCGCTCACCGACAACTGGTTCGGGGTGAACCGCTCCGAGCACAGCCGCCTGGCCGGAATCCTGTACGACGGCACCGGGGTCAGCGTCAGGGAGGCCCTCATCACGCTGGCGTCGAAGATCTGCGCCGCCGGCGGGGACGCCGACCCGACCCACTGCTTCGTGAACCAGTCCAGTTACCTCGCGCTGGACAACGAGCTGGCGGGCAAGGCCGAGTACCAGACCCTCGAAGGGACCGCGAAGCTGAAGTTCAAGGGCATCAAGCTCCCGACCGAGAACGGCGAGGTCACGGTGCTGCCCGACCGTAGCGTTCCTTCGCTGCGCGCCTGGATGCTGTCGATGAACACCTGGAAGCTCTACAGCATCCTCGACGTGCCGCATGTCCAGAACGACGAAGGCCTGGACATGTTCACCCGCGACCCGAACAGCGACGGCTACCAGGTGCGTTTCGCCGCCTACTGCAACCCCGGCTGCAACGCCCCCGGGTACAACGGCGTCGCCACGCTGTCGGCGTAGCGGAGGACACGATGGCGTCTCGGATCTTCTACGACCGGGCGAAATCGCTGGAACGCGAGCCCGTTTCGCTGTTCGTCAAGTTCACGCTCGGGGCATCGGGAGCGGTGGCGAGCACCAACCGCGCCAAGGGCGTCACGAGCGTGACGAAGGAGAGCGCCGCAGGGCTCTACACGATCACCCTCCAGGACAAGTACAACGAACTTCTGGGGTTTTCGGGCATCATCGAAAACGCGGCCGGAGTGCCGATTTCCGGCAACTCCAACACGGGCATGATTCAGTTCGGGATGCCCACCACGGTCCTGACGGACGTGCAGGCCGGAACCATCCAAGTCCAGCTCTCGGCCCCCACGAGCGACGCCGACGCCACCCCGGTCGCGAGCAACGCGGCGAGCGGCGATGTCGTCCGGCTGATGTTCGTGCTCGCCAACTCCGGGGTCTGACGATGGCCATCACCGCCGCAATCTCCCTGAACCCCGCAACCATCCCGAACGGCGGGCGTAGCACCGTCACCTGCACGATCACCAACGCGGACGCCGCCGACGTGTACGTC